TTGACCGTTACACTGTCTTTGCCGGTGTAAAGTTCTTCAAAATTCTCATTCAGCTTCGTTCTGGCAACTAGCCCGGTATCGCCATTATTGATGATTTGCCGTGGCATCAGTCAATCCAAACATCAGTATCGATCCATTCGCCGCCGTCGTTCCAGACACCTAGCGCCAAGATCCAAACAGCGCCGCTAGGAGATCCACCACGAATTGAGGACCAAATGATAATCATATCAGATAAACAGCGTACCTGCAGCGCCGCCTGCTAATTGGACGCTTGCGCCTTCTGCGCTGCTGAATGTCGCCGGTATCGGAGTATATACGCCTGCGGTCACAGGTACCGCGTTCACTACTACCGTTCCGTTCGGATCCGTGAGCGTGAGCGTACCTGCTACTGTTGCGAGAAATCCACCGACGTTTGATCCGCGAATGGTATACTGCCCATTTATCCCCATAGGCTGCGGGCGAAAACGCTCCCGAACATTCATTTCAATTCTCCCTGCGGAATGTTCTCATTTAGCCGGATGGGTCCTGCTCCGCGCGGGAGCGAAACAGGACCCTTCAACTTTCGCCCGGAGAACGGAGCGAAATGCGGCTAATCCCCCGATTAGCTGCCGTTGAAACGCGCAGTCCGCAGACGTTCGCGAATGTTGGCGTTCAAAGCCACATCGAAGCGTACACCGTGCGCGCCGGTATAGAAGTCGCTGTGCTGCCACATACGGACAGTCAACGGGATCTTCGTCAGACGGCGGCGCATCGAAGTGTCCGATGCAGGCAAAATCAGAGGTACGGTATTGACCACAACAGCCTGCTTCTGGATCAGAAGGCGGGGCGACAATGCAGTGCTTGGCGCTCCGAGGAACGTCAGGACCGCGTTATCGGCTGGTGCAGCCGTTACCGTTGCGTGGGCGGTGTTGATGTTGATATCGTCACCTGCACCCGAACCCGGAACGATAATTGCAGGGAAGATTACCAGCGTGACCGCACCTGCAACTGCCGTTGCGTCAGCAACCACCGTAAACTGCTGCAGACGTGCAGGAGTGACGGGAGCCTGCTTACGGTTGTCGTAAGCAAAGACACCTGGGATCGTGAACACTTCGCCGGCCTTGTAGGTTTTGACACCTGCGGTATCGAGCACAAGGTTCTGCGTCATGTGGCGACCGTTGACGGTTCCAGCTTTTGCGACCGCCGAATAGTTGACGTTCTGGTTTGCACCATTAATCAACGCTTCTGCTGTTGCGAGGCGGGTACCGGTCGTCATCACCGGAAGCTGGTTGGTGAACATGGTTTTGATACCGTCGAGTTCGCCGGTAAAGCCCTTGCGGAACGTCGAGGTCGAGAAACCATCAGGTCCAGGCAGTTTGACAACCTGGTCGCCCAACTTCATCTTGTCGGTGTAGTTCATGATGTAGGAAAGTTCGGAGTCGTCGACGCCATTTTCCTTCAAGCGGGTGTAAGCTGCCGCAGCGTCAACCCATTCATCAACCGAAGTGATACCGTCGCCAAGCCAATCGGCCGAGCCCAAGGTAGCAATGCTCATGATGTAAGCGTCGATCTTTTCGGCGAGGCTGGTTGCCGCACCAAGCAGCGCCTTGCTTTCACGCGCGGCACCAATGGTTTTGATTTTGACGAAATCACCCCAACCCATGTTGGCGTTGAAGGTGCCAGTGACTTCGAACAGTTCGGAACCAAATACGGTGCCGTCAGTTCCGGCCGAAAGATCCTTCACACCGTTTTCGGTGCGAGTGATGTTATAGCGCGGCGTGATCTGTTCGAGAATTTGGAGCCCGTTACGGTCATCCATTTCACCGTCATACTCGTTCCAAGTGACGGCTTCGGCGGAAACCAGGTTATTCTGCAATACCATTGCAAAGGCATTGAGAACCAGCTTTTGCTGTTCAGCGGTAACTGCACCCATTTGAAATACTCCCTATCCTATGCGGACAGGGAGTATCCCTTATCCGCTGCTCAACGTGATGATCTTTTTGCGTCTGCCTCCCAAGCCTTTTCAAAATCGTCCAGGTTGTCAGTCGCAGGGTTAATATTTACCCGAGAATTTGCCCCCCGAGTGTGGTTTTGTGGCGGCGGCGTCGCTCCTGGTTTGGTCCGTGGAGTTTTGCCTTTTCCGATTTCGGCATCACGCTCATTTACGTATTTCAATTGGGCAAGAGGGGAAAGTTTCGCCACGCGGCTTGCTTCCTTTGGATCTTGCGACAATTCGTAAAGAATTTGCGCGCCGTTATCGGCTTCTGTCGCCGCTTCGAAAGTCGTTTGGGATAAATCCCAATCTCCGCGCATCCCGGTTTCTACAACAGTTTCTTGGAAATCGTCGTAAAGTTCGGAGCCCTTCTCGGAAATCGCTTCGACTTTCCCGAGCAATGCAGTCTGATCTTCACGAATAGATTGTTGTTGCTCGTTTTCCTGCTCACGTTGCAGGACCGCATCCGCTTGTTCAATGGCCTTCAATTGAATTCCATATTCAATGCGGTCCTCGATATAACGGTCATCGAGGCGTCCGAGCGGGTACTTGTCAACGTCGGTAGGATCCGGCGCCTTTAGTTCCCTTGCCTTGGAATTATCATCGGTTTTACCGCCTTGCAAGCTTTTTTCGAGATTTGTCAATCGTTCGACAATTCCCGTGCTTTCGAGAGCCTTTAAACGTTTGGCGAGTTCGCGCTTTTCGCGCTTGAGGCGATTGATCTGACTTTCTTTGGGGTCAGCTTTTTTCTCTCCTTCGTCCTCACCTTCTTCGCCGTTATCGTCGGGATCTTCGTCCTCGCCTTCGGCACCTTCGCCGCCTTCATCGGCTTCGGCCGATTTTGCTGGCGCTGATTTCTTGGCGGGCTTTTCTTCTTTTTCTTTTGCAAGATTTGTGTCCCCTACTTCAACGGCACCTGCAGCTTCGAAAGCTGCAAATTCATCATCGCCACCTCCGCCCGCATTGTCATTACCTTCGGCCGTGATACTGCAAATGCTACTGACGGCGTAAGCCATTGGTGAAATTCCGGTAAACCTTCTCATTTGCGTTCTCCATTTTCGGGCTTTTCAGTTTCCTTGGTCCGCTGGTCGAAGTCCCGATCTTCTCCCACCAAATTGTTGTGCTGGTCGAGAATGTCCATCGTTTGACGGAATTCTTGATCCTCTGCCTTTCTGCTGCGCTCTTCGTTTTTGCCGTTGACGTCGGCCATACGTGCCCGGGCATCAATGACGGCTTTGTAAGCCTGCGATTCCGCAAGGCGTGCGCGGGCTTCGGCGTTCGCTGCATTTGCCGTTTTGAGTGCAATTTCAGCTTCGGCCGTTTTCGTCTCGATTTGCTGCTGCAGTGCTTGGACCCGGGATTGCTGGTCCTGCATCTGCTTCATTTCCGGCGTCAGTTCGTCGGCCGGGATCGTACCGGGAGGCAACAGCATGCGGAAGCGGCGAGCAAATTCGTCAGCCTTCGGCCAATCCTGCGCTTCGGCGACAAGATCCATAACACCGGCCGCAGCCTGGGGCATCGCGTTCACAAAGGCCATCATTTGTTCGGCCGCAAGTGTGCGTTTTGTCTCGCTGGCAGGGCCGGTCGAAACGGTGATACCGTATTTGCCAAGCGTCACGTCGGAATTCGGATCCGAGGGATCGTTAATGGTCATCAACGTTGTTTTGTTATCCCGGCCGGTGATCGTCAGCGTGCGCTGCGTATCGTAAATGTAGGGGATAAGTTCGTTGATATTCTTTGCGCAGCGTTGGTCGGCGAGACGGCGGCGGTCGACATAAATGTACGTGCCGACGTCGGAAACCTGCTGCCGCTGCTGAATGGCGACCTTGGAAACTTCGTTGCTTGGCATCCCCAATCCGGCTTCATGGATATTGGAGATATCTTTGATATCCTGCGACGCCATGCCTGCCTCATTGACAAGTGCAGCGTCGATCCCGGGAGGTGGAACGTGCGTCGGTACGGGCTCGCCGTCGTTGAAATACAGAAAGGGATCGTCGGCAGTCGGCGCACGGCGCCATTTCGCTTCGTGCCCCTTCACGGCGTCTGGTGTCGTCAACCACTTATTGCGCGGTGCCGCGACAAGTTGCTCTGCGACGGTCGACCGCCAATAGTTGTGCAGGCGTTGAGGATCCTTGAGGAAGCGGATAAGTCCCCAACGGTGGATTTTCTCGCCGTCGTTTACTTCCCAACCAGGCACCCGGTAAATCGGGATCGATGAAATCGGATAGTCGTATGGACCTTCCAGAATGTCGTTACCGGAGCAAATGTAGAGGCGTGCGAAGCGATTAGGCACTTCGCGGATATATGGGCTTCCGTCCGAACGTGTTTCGACGAAATTGATGTACTCGTATTCCTCTTTGTCGGTGACGTCGTGCACGGTGCCGTCGATGTAGAGTGCGAGCGTCTTTGTGCCTTCCGTGACCATGCGCCAATAGGACACAATCCGCACGGTATCTTCTGCCAGCCAATAGCCGTTTTTGTTCCACACCTTTTCGTTGATAAACGAGGTTTCGGAAGCCCAAGGCCAACGCCTTTTGAATTCCTGTTGGGGAATGTCATCGCCGACAAATCCCCATTGGCAATCTTCGCCGCTTGGCTCGATCCCGAGTGGATCCATCACACAGGAATAGGGATCCGTAACAGCCGATAGGCGAATTTCCTGCTCAAAAACGTCGTCGCTGGTATAATCCAGTCGCAGCGTGAAAAAGCCTTCGCCGCCGATAACTTGATATTTCGCAGCTTCGTCGCGCGCAAAATCGGCATTGGAATTTTTGAATATCGAACGAATGAGCCCTTCGCGGATTTCCGCAATTGGCTTTGTGCCTGCCTTGTCGGGAAATACACGAATTTCCGTCTCATTCATAAGACGGTTGCCGACGATCTGCGCCACAAAGGCAATCAGTCGGTTGAATGTCAGTACGGGCTTGCGCTGGTCCTTACGGCGTTGCTCTACGACGGGATCCCACTGATTGCCGACCGTAAACTTCGCATCTTCCTTGCCTGCAAGTACGTTGTGCTCGTTAAATCCATAGCCCCATTCGTACTTTTCCCGCATTTCCTGCAGGAATTCTTCGGGGTAATCATAACCTGTAGGTGTTCGCGGACGCTTGCGCGCCAAATCATCCTCGAATTCTTCCCGAGCAAAGCTGTCCCGTAATCCTGCCATTTCGAAAACCCCTACTTAACCCATCCGCCGCAACC